CACAAGTAAAAGATTATACTCAAACTACAGCGGGTAGTGTTAGACGGGTTACTGATCAAAGTACTGAAATATATTTAGGGCAAACATTTACAGAACGCTCAAATATCCATCCATTACTCCCATTTGAAGGTGATATAATACAAGAAGGAAGATGGGGTAATAGTATACGTTTTGGTTCAACCGTTAGAGGATTTGAACAAAATGATTGGTCATCATTTGGTACTAGTGGAGATCCATTAATAATATTACGTAATGGTCAATCACCACTATCTAGTGAGGAAGGATGGATACCTATCACTGAAAATATAAATGAAGATTTATCTTCAATATATAGTACTAGTACACAAAAAATTCCATTAGAAGTATCAAGTACTAGTTATATGAGTTATAACTTTAATTCACCTACTAACCCTAAAGAATATAAAGGTAACCCACAAATTATACTAAATTCAGGACGATTAGTATTTAACACTACTCAAGATCACATATTATTAAGTTCTAAAAAATCTATTAATCTAAATTCAGTCTTGTCAGTTAATATTGATACTCCGGATACTATAATACAATCAACTAACGTTTATTTAGGTTCTAAAGACGCTACAGAATCAGTATTATTAGGAGATACAACAGTATCATTATTGAAGATATTAGTACAAAATTTACAATCTTTTATGACAATATGTAGTACATTAGTGGGTGTACCTGATGGTGCTAATATAACCCCATTAAATGATGCTGCATCTCAATTAATTACAATATTATCTCAATTAAATACTAATTTAGATAGTACTAAATCAAACTATGTAAAAACAGTATAATGGCTTCTCCTCTAGATAATATATTAAAAGAACAAATTAGAAAAAATGATGCTAATATATCAAATGTTTTGAATAATGGCTTATCTGCTGTTGAGAATATAATACCAGACCCATTAAAACCTTCACCTTTAGATATAGAAAATATAAGAAAAAAAGCTATAGCACAGATTAAAAGTGATATTAATAAAATACCAGAAATTGACTTACCTGCTATTAAAAAATCACTACCAGGATCATTAAAACCTCAAGGTTCAGCTAAATTAAGTGGAACTATAACGGCTTTAGGACAAAAAATTATAATTAAACTTAAACCTATTATTATTGATATGGTTAAACAGTTTATTATAGGGATAGTAGATAATGAAATAACTAAAGCAAAGGAAAAAGCTACCGTTGAACAACAAAAAATCCAAAATGAAATTAATACTTTTGCAGGATTAGATGGAGTAGATGTGCAAATAAAAGTAAATATTTTAAAAGCTAAAAAAGAAGCAATATCTACGGCTACAAAAGCTATTGAAACTAATTTACGATCACAATTAATAAAATTTGGATCACTAACACCTGATGAACTTTCTACAAATTTTGAATCAATATCATTTGATAAAATTCCTAAAAATTTTGGATCATTTTCACTTAATGAGATCCCTACACAAATACCCAAAATATTAGAATCAGTAAAAACATCAGTATCTACATCTACAAAAATTATTGAAGATAATATTCAATCACAATTAACAAAATTTGGATCAACCCCACTTAATGAACTTCCTAAACAAATATCTTCAACATTAGAAACAACAATTAAAGATAATTTAAATAAAGCATTAAATTTAGGATCATCTCAACTTAATAATCTTCCTATAGTATCAAAAATAATAACAGAATCAATAACTATATCTGCAAAAACCGTTGAAGATAATTTGCGTTCAAAGTTAGAAAGTTTTGGATCAACTACACTTAATGAACTTCCTGAACAAAAACCTCTAATAAAACAAATAGTAAAAGATTCAGTACCTATAGCTAAACAGGCTATTGAAAACAATTTACGCTCACAATTAGTAAATTACTTAGGACCACTATCATTTAATGAACTCCCTAGACAAATACCTTTAATATTTGAAGCAGTATTTGCAGATGGCTGTCCTAATTTAAATAATCCTATTATTCAAAAAACTATTATTATCCGAAATGGTTTAGTAACATCTTTAAACTTAATAGGCAAGCAATTAGATACACTTACAAAAGTACTAACTGGGTTAAATTCATTTCTTGATTTAAGTCAAAGAGCTATAAATGCCTTTCAAACAGCTAAAATATCAGTATCATTAGCTGTTAAGGCTATACCTTCCCCTCCTGGAGTCCCTGGTGCTGTTACTTCAACATTAAGTGATTTAGACACGATAACAAATAGGTTATTATTTCAAAAAGATGGAACACCTAGATTACCTAAAATTAAAGGTTCAGTAGCATCCGCTACAGTTGCGGTATCAATAATAAATGGATATATTAAAACCACCATAGCTATAATAGAAGCTATAGATGTTAAACTCAAACAATGTGCCCCAAATTTAATTCCATCTTCAAATCCAGCATCATCTCCCCTTATCTCAATATCTCCAAACTTAATATCAATAGCTATACTCCAAACTGAATCAGAACAAACACAAAATGGTGTTACTTATGCTGGATTCTTAATAGAAATTGAAGAAGTACCATATACCCCAACAGTAAATCGTAGAAGAGCTGTGGGAAAAAACCAAAGTGGTATTAAATTAATACAAACCGAACTATCATTTACAACACAAGATTTAATATTAATTAATGAACTTAAGTTAATAATTGATAGAGATAATTTAAAAGCTTATTAAACCCAATATTTATAACATATGGATATTACTAAATTTAAAAAAATCATTAAAGAATCAGTAAAAGAAGTAATTCAAGAAGAATTACGTGATATCTTACTTGAAGCTGTTAAAGCTCCAAAAAATGTAGTTACAGAAAGTGTGCAACCTTTTAATACACAATCCAATACCCAACCATCTAAACAACTAACTCCATCTGAACGTAGAGCAATGTTTGGCAACATACTTGAAGACATGCAAAACGGAGGGATGGCATCAACTGAAAATATACCATTTAGATCAGCTGGACCCGTTGATCCTGTAAATGGAAAATTACCTGAAGGTGAATTAGGATTAGATCAAATAATGGGTTTAATGAATAGATAATGGCATTCGGACCTAAAAAAATATTTCCTATTGACACACAGCCGGGAACGGCTGTTGGAGTAAGTATTCCATTTAATGCCCCTGCGGTATTTTTTTCTACATATACTACTAAAGATGCTATTAGAAATAATTTACTTAATTATTTTTTAACTAATACTAATGAAATATATTTAAATCCAACATTTGGAGCTAATTTAAGAGCATTCATTTTTGAACAAATTACCAACGATAATTTAGATGGGCTTAAACAAGATATACAATTAAAAATAGGTCTATATTTTCCTAATGTTACAGTAGCATCTTTAGATATAACTTCAGATACTGATAATAACGAAGTTACAATGGTTTTAAAATATAATATTATAGACACAGGGATTTCAGATCAAGTACAAATAACCTTCCAATAATGGCTACAAATAATAATACTAAAAAAGATATAAAATACATAAATAAGGATTTTACTGAGTTAAGAGCCAGTCTAATAAACTACGCCCAAACGTATTTTCCAACAACTTACAATGACTTTAGCCCAGCATCCCCTGGTATGATGTTCATGGAGATGGCAGCTTATGTTGGTGATGTTTTATCTTTTTATCTTGACAATCAATTTCAAGAAAATTTCTTACAATATGCTCGTCAAACAAATAATTTATTTGAATTAGCTTATATGTTTGGATATAAACCAAATGTCACACAAGTAGCAGTAACAGAAATTGATTTCTATCAACAACTCCCATCAATATTTTTAGGAGGTGAATATATACCTGATTATAATTATGCTTTAGTAGTCCCAACTAATTCTACCATATCATCTACATTAACTAATGTAACAGCAACATTCTTAATAGAAGACCCAGTAGATTTTACCGTATCATCATCTCAGGATCCAACAGAAGTAACTGTATATTCTATAGCTGGAGGTAATCCAACTTATTTCTTACTTAATCT